GCGCCGGTCATGGTGTCCACGTGGTCGCTCATGGTCTTGATGGCGCCGCGCAGCTTGTCCTCGTTGGCCTTGCTCAGGGTGCGGCCAGCTTCGGCGACGGTCAGGGAGGCGTAGAGGAGCTCGCGGCCGGCTTCGGCCAGGGGCTCCGTATTCTTGCCGGCGAACAGGTCCAGGACCGGGGCCCGGAATGCTTCCGGGATACCGGCTGGCGCCATGACGCCATCATCCGCGTCTCCGTCCCCGTCGCCGGTCACTTCGGACGCGGCACGGTAGCTCGGAATAACCGCTGTCGGCTCCCCGAAGGTGATGTCGCCATCGCCATCCTTGTCCGCGTCGATGGCGTAGGGGATCGAGTACAGCGTGCCGGCGATGTTGATGACCGCGTAGTCCTCGTAGGTGTCGTTCACCCACACGTCCCAGGACGAGCAAACATCCCAGGGGTACTCGCTGGAGCCGGAAAACTCCTTGCGGGCCGCCTGGCTGATGCGGTCATTGATCTGCTGCATCGAGTAGGCCGCCGCCTCATTCAGGTTCGGGTCCACGGCCGGCTTTGCAGCCTCGGCCTTCTTGGCGGCCTTCTTGGTTGAGCCGGTCCAGTCGGCCGGCAGCTTGGCCGTCAGCCCGAGCGCCTTGGCTCGCTTGGTGATGTGCGCTTTGGCCGCGGCCTTGTTTTTGGCGAGGCCATGTGTCGAGACGGCGTTGCCGAGGTCGTCCTCATTGCGGATAGGGAAGCTGCCGTCGGGCATTGCGCTGCCCTTGGCAGCGAGCGCCTTGCGCTGTTTGGCGGTGAAGTCCGCCTCGACCAGCCAGTACGGTCGGTGCATAAGCACAAGTTTCCGGTGCTGTCAAACCAGACGCAATCTACGCGTCAGGCGGTGCGCCGGAGTCAACCTCAGGCGGTGCGCCGGAGTCAAGCGGTGCAGCCGTTGTCAGTGCTTCGGCGGCCGACTGAAAGTCCTTGACGACCTGCGCCAGCGCATCGAGGCCGGCCTGATCGGCCCAGGCCGATTGCAATGTGGCCACCTGCGCCTGTAGATTGGTGAGTGCCTCCTGCACGGTCGCGAGCCCTGCTTGGACGGCAGTGTCTGCCTCATTCAGTGCGGCCAAAGTATCGGTTAGTGCTGACATACACGTAATCTAGACAGGCGGCACACCAGACGCCACGCCCTGCCCAGGTGCAACGGCATCACCCTGGCCAGCGGGCTCGCCACCAGGCGCCAGGACATAGCCCAGGATGGCGGCATGCTGCTCGGGAGTGGCCACGCCGAGCCGCTTGTCCAGCAACAGTGCTTGGCGCAGCTTGATCGGGTCCCAGGGCAGCCGCTGGGCTTCGACTGGGCGATCGTCCGGCAGCAGCGTCGCTAGCTCCGCTTCCACGTCTTCGACCCCCAGGGCCTGCATCAGCAGTTTGCTGACCACCGTCGGATCGAGCGTGCCCGCCGGCTGGAAGCCCGACAGCGTGGTCGCCCCGACGATGGCCTGCACCCGCGCCGCTACGTCATGCTCCAGGATGTCTGGAAACTCGACCGTCACGCTGCCGTCAATCGGCGGCTGCTCTTGACCGTCCTCGACCTCGGCATGCTCATCCAGGTTCCAGACCACATGCTCGGTGCCGTCGTCCGGGTCGGTCTCGATACGACCCAGGCCGGCCAGCGGACCGCGTGGTGCCTTGACCGCCTGCAACACCACGTAGTCCAGCATCTGCCGCAAGGCATCGGCCCAGAAGGCCTGGCGGTCCTGCATGTGCAGCTCGGTCGGGCGGTCCATAGATTTGGCCGTGGCCAGCGTGCCCACGCTCACGTCCCCGAAGTACGTCTCGGGCAGGTCGAGGCCCGCGGCCGCCATCAGCCACAGCCGTCGACCATCCTCGGGATTGACCCCGCTGTTCCGAATGTTCATGGGCATCATCTGCGCGCCCTCAGTGCCGATGAACGTCGAGCCGGTCACCGGCGGCGGGTTGGTCTCAATGCCCATGCCGCCGCCCGAGGCCAGCGTCGTTGACAGCTTCGTCTTCGCGGCGGATATGCCGGGCTTGCCGCCCTTTACCGTGAGGTTCCAGGCGAAGCGCGAGTGTGCCCGGCGCATGGTCGCGTAGTCTTCCAGGTCCTCTTTGGCCGCTCGTGCCCAGTCGATGGCCGAGTACACCTCCGGCACGCCAAAGCGCATGTGCGGCAGGCCGCCCGTCTTGACGTGGAACACGGGCCGGTCCCAGTACACCGGGTAGCCGCCCATAACGGTCGGCTTGTGGTCGGGGCGGTATCCCCAGTCCGGATAGTAGCCCTGCATCTCTTTCGCGGCGCCCAGGCCGGTGTCCGGGTTGAATTGGGCCTCGTTCCACACCCGCCGATACAGCCATGGCTCCTTGGCGTCTTCGGGGTTGGTGATGATGTCCTGCACCTCGTCCACGTCAATCGTCCGCACCCGCGTCCGGCCCGTCACGGGATTGACGAACAACACGAAGAACAGGTTGCCCGTTGTGGCCAGGTCGGCCTGCTTCAAGAATCGGGCTGGGTGGCTCGTCAACTCGGTCTGGTTCTTGGGGTCGTCGACAAAGGCCTGCACGATGTCATTGACCTCGGGATGGTTGCCCGAGATGGTCACGCCGGCGCCCCAGACGTAGAACGCCTCGACGCTCACGCCCCGGTGGATGAGCGGGTTCTTGAGGTACATGAGCCGGCACAGCCGGATGATCCGGTAGAGGCCCTCGCGACTGAACTCGCGATCTGCGCCGTACATGCCCCAGCGCATCCAGCCGCCGGCCTCATCCTCCAGGCTCAGCTCGAGCTCGGCCAGGCGCTCCTGCAGCAGTTCCGCGTTGTTTTCCGTCTGGCGCAAGGACTCGCGCAGCGCCGAAGCCTCCGCAGCCGGCGTGGTAGCCGAGTCGTGGCCGTTCTGGCCAATCGTGATAGGTCCTAAACGCATGCCCCTATGTTGGCAGTCAGGCAGGCCAGACGCGCGCCTTCAGGCCGAAGGCGTACCCCTCAGAAGGGACTGATGGCCGCGTAATCGAGCTCGCCGTCAGCCCGCCGCGTCTCGTCGCCAATCGTCACCCGGTCGTCGTACACCACCGTGCGCTCCTGCTCGAAGATGAAGTCGGGCGAGACGGCCAGCACGAAGCCGTCACCGTCGTCCGGGGAGCGGCCCATGCGCTTCTTGAACAGGTCTTTGTGCTCCAGCCGCTTGACGGCGACGCCCTGGTAACTGGCCCAGTCGTAGGTCCGGTCGCACAGATCGCCCTCCAGCAGCGGCGAGGCATCCCGGACGGCCAGGACCTTGAGGGCTTCGGCGGCAGCGGCGTGCATCTCGGTCGTCAGGTTGGCGTAGGCCATGGCATCGTAGGCAGAGCCGCCGAAGTGGACGCGCAGCACGGCAAAGTCCTGGAAGGATGCGGCCAGGCTCAGGTTGTGCGCCAGCTGGTCGATGACGCCATCGCCGAAGCCGCCACCACCATCGACCCGGATACGCAGGCTGGTCACGCCCGCTGCCAACAGCCGCTCGGCCTCCTCGGTGATGACGCGGGCGTACTCGAACGTATCGAGATGGTAGAGGTGGGCCGCGCGCCAGACCAGGCCGTTGTGGCGCACGTAGACCGTCCCGTAGTCGTGACCGTAGCGGGCCACGTCCACGCCGATGCGGGCCATCTCGGGGCGGTCCGGTAGAGGCGTGCGTTTCGTGGCTGCCTCGTACAGGCCGAGCGGCACGAAGGTGTTATCCGAGCTGTTGGCCGGCGCGATGCCGAGCACTTGGAACAGCATCTCCTGGTCGGGCCGCAGGATGGTGCCCGCCGGCCGGTTTGGCACATCGAACGGCAGCGTGAAGGTGTGCGCCGCCTCGTCGTGCGCCGGCATGACCGCGCAGTGCTCCAGCACCATGCTCTCGACGTGCTCGCGACGTACCGCCGCCGGGATCAGCGGCCGTCCGCTCAGCACGTTGGGATGCCAACTGGACGATATCCGGAAGTTGTGCACGTAGGCCGCCTCGCGCAGTTTGTGGAACTGGCTGCTGCGCGTCCGCGGGTTGGCCAGCGCCAGCACGATCACGATGCCGCCCGAGGCCATCGACCGGACCGCGTCCCACACGTAATCGGCGATGCCCTCAGCCTCGTCCAGCACGAACAGCAGGTACTTGCCGTGCTGGCCCTGGACGCGCTCCACGCCCGTCCCGCCGGCGCTGCTTGTGGCCCGGCCGACCGCGAAGTGGTTGTCGGCCCGGCGTAGTTCCAGGTCTAGGATGCGGCCCGGCAGGGGCTTCCCGCGCCGGTCGCCCTTGATCTCTTTCCACAGCAGGTCATGTATTTGCGGCCGCGTCGGGGCAAAGGTATAGATGATGGCCGGCGTGAAGGTGTCAAAGAAGTGGGACACGATGCCAGCCGCGAGGCGTGTCTTGCCGACGGTGTGGCCAGCCTCAACGCGCAGCCAGTTCTGGATGACCTGGCCCGGCTGCCACGTGCCCGAGTCGCCGTCCGCGTAGGACCCGTCCGCGCAGGACTCGTAGGCGTCGCGCTCGTGAAGTTGCCGCAGTGCCAGCGCGTAGGCATCCAGGACTTCGGCCTGGCCCGGCTGCTCGGGCGTGCCGCGCCACGGCTGCCAGCCAAGATAGCGCTCGATGTATGCCTGCGGCCTAAATCGGTAGCTCGCCAGTTGCTCGTAGCGCTTCTTCACCGCGTACAGCCGCAGCTTCAGGACTTCCGGTGGCAGTCGGTTCATTGCCGCTGCTCGTGTCTGGGCCATTACCGCGTCTGGTCTAGTACTTCGATGAACCGCTCCCAGGGCCTGGAGTTGCGCATCACTTGATGGTTTGCGCCTGCCGCCAGGCTCGACGCTTGATCCGGTTGTACTCGATGTGGAACTCACACATCGAGCGTCCTGGCAGGGGGGGCGTGGCGCAGTAGCGGCAGAGGCCACGGGCCAGGCGGCGGCGCTGGGATTCGGTGGAGCTGATCACGTTCATGCTTGCACCAGATCCTCTTGGAGGGCGCGCAGGGTGGGCGGAGTCATCGCCCGAGCGCAACTGGCGCATACCGGCTTGCCATAGCCCCCATCGATGATCGAAGGGTGCGTGCAGGAGAAGGATGGGCGATGGCCCATGCCTTCCACGAGGACCTGAACGAAGCGCGTTCCGCCGATGACGGCTTCGCCGCGAAGCATCCAGCGTTCGCCGTTGTTGCTGGTGGTGAGGCCCATGCGCTGCGCCTGTGTCCACTCTGTGCGGGTTACTGTTTCTGGTGCTTGTGTGGTGTTCATGTCAATCGGCTAGCGGAAGTCTTTGGCTGTGAGGCGCGTAGCGTACAGAGCGAGCTTGGCGCCTCCAGCGAAGTCCCACTGCTTGCCGCGCTGGATGTACAGTCCATCGCCGCCGAGCTTGACCATGCTGGCATTGTGGTACAGCCAGGAATGGCCGTAGGTGCTCACCTGGAGCGTGCCACCAGCGTTCAGAGTCTCTACGATCTTGGCGTACTTCTCCGTGGCGTTCATGCTGCCACCTCGTAGCAGGTGCGGCAGTAACCGATGCTGCGCTCGGGGTGCATCACGGTGGGGATGAACACAATGGCCTGATTGCGTCGGCAGCATGCGCAGAGTTTTGGGTTACGGGTTGTCTTCATGTCAATACTGTACTCCCCGGCCTGGGGCTTGTCAATACCCTTTGGGCAGCAGTTTCTGTAACGCCAGCACTTTAGTTCGTGTAGTGACACCAAAGCAAGCGGCCAACCAACCGGGCGAACCTTTCCTGCACCCGCTCGCCCGCTCGCGCTCTCTCTCCCGCGCATCCGCGAAGAGGAGGCCACCCCCTACAAGCGAGCCTTAGGAGGGGGGCGTATCTTCGGGCTCCGCGTCATCCACGCCAGCCGCCAGCAAGCCCACTTCTCGCATGACGTCTTCCACGCTGACGCCGAGTTCCTCCGCCAGCTTCCGCGCTTCCCTCGTCGCGTCGTACACCCCGACCAGTTGTCGCTGGACGTATTTCTGCGGGTCACGGGCCTTGAGTAGAAAGATCAGCAGCGTGTCGGAGTACTCCAGTTCCTCGTAGGGCTTGCGTGTGCGTGGGTCGATGAGTGCCTTACCGTTCTGACCAAAGCGCAGCCGGCGGGTGCCTTGCACGGCGCGGCGCCAGGCTTCACCCTCCAGCAGACTGGTGGCGGCCAGTTCGGCGTCAACGTAGGCCGCGGCAAACTCCGGGTCGGCCTGACGCCAGTTGTGAGCAGTCTGGCGAACGATGCCGGCGGCGTGCGCCGATGCCGAGACGTTGCCCGTTTGGGTGAGCGCAGCCAGGAACACCTTTTTGGCCAGCTTACATTGGCCAGTTGTGAGAGCACCGCCGCCGCGGGACACGTCAGCCGACCTCCTGGCGCTGCTGCTGGCGCTGCTGCTGGCGCCTACGGCGAGCCCGTTCAGCGT